ACCCGCAGTGACAGGCTTGGTGAAGTCTATATAAGGGAAAATACCATCTAGCTGGTCAGAAATCTTGCTCGTTGTTGAGCCAACCAAGGCATAGACCCCGTAGTTATTCATAAACAACACAGAACGGAAGTAAGGGTAAACAGCATATTTCAGCTTACTACCTACAGACGCAGACACGTTTGTGTTTGTGAACAGGGTATCCCCTGTGTTTGTAATCCTGACATCAGAAAAGACGTTGATGCTGTCTTCTCCAAAAATGTACAGAAAGTTGTTGGCAGACACCATGTTTTGTATGTTGCCACGCAAGGTAGAGTCTGTAATTGTCTCTGCACCAGCAGAAAGAGAAGTGAAGTCAGTAGGGCTAGTGGCAGAGGAAAAGGTAACTGTACGACCTGTAGCCACCCACACACGACCAGAAAACGTAGAGACAGCAGCTATTTCTTCTAGATTGGGTACACCTATTACCGTGGCATTTGCGTTGCCAGTGGGAGTTGGAGGAGCCGCTATCGTGACAGTAGGCACACTTGTGAAGTTGTCACCCACATTTGACATGATGACTTGTGTGACTGCATTGCCAAACACGATAGCAGTGGCTGTGGCATTACCCCCTCCACCTCCAGTAATGGTGACGGCGGGAGCAGAAGCAGGGTCATAGCCAGAACCACCGTTAGTCACTTGTATGAACAACGCACCCTTTTTAAAGGTCAAGATTTCAGCAATAGCAGTAGCACCGCTACCACCACCACCCGTGATGGTCACCGTAGGCGCAGCAGTGTATCCACTACCACCTTCTGTAATAGAAATAGAAGACACCGCATTTGCCGTAATTGTGGACACAGCAATAGCTTGTACGCCATTTGTCTGGTTCGGTGCAGAGATAGTGACTGCTGGCGCAGAGGTGTAGCCAGAACCTCTGTTTGTAAGCCCTATTTGACCTACACCGCCAACTTGTAGCAAATCAGTGCTGTCCCAAGTAAAAAGTCCTTTGTTGGGGTCACCTATAAATACTTCCTCGTTCTTCCACTGTGCGATAGACACGTTGGCAGAAGAGAATGTACCTGTCACTCCTACATTGCCTACAGTGCCTGTATCTATGACAACGTACTCTCCTCTGCCATCTTCTTGGAAAGCCAACAAGTAGTCAGACAAACCAAGATTGGTGTTTGTAAGGGTAGAGACTGTGTTGCCAAAAGAAATGGCATTGCTACCACCATCTTTAACCGTGACTTGAGCGGGAACAATCTTGATGTTACCAAACCCGATAGGCATGGCATTTTCTATCCACGCAAACTCTTCTTCATCAATAGCTGTTCTGTTGGCCTTGGTATTCAGGCCTTTGAAATTCTTATAGACAGCATAAGATTTCTTTTGTTCTGCGGAGGCCATGATTAGAACGTGCTGTAGGGGTCAGGGATTCTGCGGGTGTACACAGAGTTCAACACCGCTTGAACTTGCTTGGCATATTCTTGCTTGTATATCTCAGCTTCTCCATAGCTCTGTTCTTTGTACTTGGCCTTGTAAGCCGCATAGAAAGCTACAGGTGTTGTGTAGGGGTCTTGTATCTGGTCATTAACGTTGGGCGTGTTCAAGCTCAATGCTGTCGGCAAGATAGTGCTATCTATCTCCACCACATAGGCTTGGTCTGGAACAGGGCCGATATAAATAGTGTTTTGACCATAAACAGAGAAACACACAGGTCTGCCTACATAGTTTTGCCAGTAGCGTAACTGTGCATTAAAGTTTGACCAGGGCAAGTACCGCAAAGGAATGCGGCTGTTTCCCCAGTAAATGTTGACGTTCAAAATGTCTAGTGTCGTGCCCGTGGCAATATTGGCATAGGGGATAATTTCCGCAGGGCCAGAATACTGCAATGTGGCAGTGCCATCTGTGAATGGAGTAGAAGGCGGGAAAGTGTAGCCAGAAGCGGGATAAGGTGGAGGTGTAGTGCTAAGAACACCGCTGCCAGTTACCTCATAGATAAAGATATTGTTAAATATGAATTGACCAGCAGTAACAGTAGCACCCGCAGTCCATACGGTTGCGGGTACGCCTGTGCTAGAAATTGGGGTGGCAGTAATTTGAAGGGTGCGTAAGCACCCAGTATCTCTCGCTACTCGCTCACGGGCATCGTTGATGTAGTCCGTTAGCTCCGAGGTAGACCAGAAGACAGAGTTTGCATCATGCAATAAACGCTGTACTTCCGTGATGTAGGAAGAGAGAGTTGCCATGTTACCTTCATGTTATGCAACCCTCTGATTGGACTTTCCCCCAACGGATTTCTCAATCCGTAAGGGTACTACGCCAACTGCCGAGGGTAACGAGCAGTTCTTTTGTGGATACTCTTCAGAGATTTGTAATCTTTTGAATTTTTCCGTTGCTTCTTCAAGTTCGCTGTGAAGTCGTATCAAGCCCAACTGGACAAGATACTTCTCCTTTTCCTCATCTCCATAACCTAACATATGCCTAGCAGCAGGGGCAGTCAACTCAACTGTCTTGCCAATAGGAAAGTCATAACCGACATAGTTGTACTCAGCGTACAGGTCTTTATCGGTATGGTTGGTTACATAAACAAGGTCGGTCATAGTGTTACAACGTCACCGTACACTGCGATGTCAACTGTGTTGTTTGCGGCAGCGGCTGTATTGACACACACAAACAAAGAACCAGAATAGATTGTTGTGGCAGTGTTTGCCGTCAACCCTAAATCCTGATAATTTGTCGTTGCTGTGATATTTGCCAAAACAACTGCGTTTGAAACTGCGTTTGCTACGACACCATCATTGCTGTTAATGATAGTGACGTTGGCAGCGGCAACACTTCCATTGGCATTTTGGACAGTAATACGGCGAACAATGTAGCTTGTACCGATTGTTGGAATAGTTGCAATGGCATTACCTGTGCTTCCCAAACCGATGGGAACAGATGTAGTGCCAATCAAAACATTACCAAAACTATCGGGATACAGTGCACCTACATGATTCGAGTTCATACTGTCTCCTTAGCTTGTGTAAGTGCTGTTTGCGTTGATACCACCATTGATGGTCAAAGCAGTGGCAGCACCTGCGCCAGCAATAATTGACTGTGCAAACACGTTCACGCCATCAGACAAAATCATGCCGCCAGTGTTATTGGCAAGCAGAGTTGTGATGGATGAGCCGTTATTTGCAGTAACAATTACGTTGGCTGCGGGAAACACCATGTAAGTACCTGCGGGAATCACAGTACCTGCGTTAGCGGCAGTCAGTGATACGTTGGAGAAGTACGCACCAGCAGTGTTGGTGGTTGCATTCGCCAGAATGATTTTGTTCATTGCTAAAGCCATGACTTTTTCTCCTTACAGTGAAAGGTAGTTGTAACCCGTCACCTTGGTCATTGACTTAGGTTTGACGTTCACCAATTCGGCAATCATCAAAACTGCGCCAACATAACCAATTTGCCAGTTCGGGAGTGTGGACTCAAAGCCTGTAAACACAAACGAACCTTGCTCATGGATGTACAGAGACAAGTAGTTGGTGTTCAGGAAGTACACAGTACCTTCAGGGCAGTAAGGGTCTGGATAGATAGGTACGCCAGCAACCATCAAGGCACGGAAAGCAGCTTGAGGGCCATTGGTTTCGCCATCAAAACCTGCGCCTGGGGTGATAACGTATTGCTCTTGACCAACAAAGTCTTGAGCTAACAGTGTCCAAGTGCCAAAACCGCAAATACCAAGGCTAGGCATTTCAGCACCAGCTTTCACTGTGCCAGAAATGTATTGCAGAATGTTTTGACGGGTTGGGTTCACAGAGCCAGCGGCATACTGTGAAGATTTCCACCAAGTGTAGGTACTACGGTCAATGTTGCCGTAAGTGCCTGAGTTTGCAACAGCAGCGGGTAAACCGATGAACTGTTGTGTGTTGCTGGTGTTGTTGTACAAAGCGGTTGCCATTGCATCCATCATCACGTTGGTTGCATCGTTCATACGAGCTTCAATCAACGGAATAATGGCAGCATCTTGCTGAACTGCGCCTTCCATACCGAGGAACGGTACAGGAGAAATCATCAGTTTCAGGTCGAATTCAGCGTTGTAAGCACCTTGCTGGACTGACGGTTGGGCAAAAGAGCCACTGTAGTCAGACCATTGAGCGTTCACAAACTGTGCGCCTTGGACAGGAACGGTTACAGAAGAAACACCACCAGAGGCAGACTGACTGTTGGCAATCAGAGCCGCCATGAGGGGTGTCGAGTTATAAAGCTGGACAACCAGCTTGGGGATAAAGGCTCTACGAGTAACGTAAGTCAGTTCGTTGAACTGTGCTGACCCTGTTGCTGGTAGGATGCCGCCGCCAATAGCCATAAGGCCTCCTATGAAAAAAAATTACCCTCTCACAACCCAATAGGACGATGCGGTTTCCGCAAGTCATTGAGCGCATTCATTGCCTCATTACGAGCAGCGGCTGCTGGATTCTTCCAATACTTGTTCAAGTCAAATTGCTTGACAGCACTTGGGTTGTATCCAGATGAAGTCGGCACTGCGGCTTGCTTCATCCACTGATGGTATTCGGCTGCTGTTTCGTGGTTAGTGATACCACGCTCCAACATAATTTTTTCTACGTCACCAACTTCTGATTCGTTAGAAATCAAACCCTTTTTCATCAAAGACTGACGGCGATTGTTGAGTTCTTCAATCGCTTCTTTCTCACGCAACTTGGCTTCTAAGGCTTGCACACGGTCTTCAGAACGGCTGACCGCTCTGTGTGTGTAGTCTTCGATGTCAAGTTCTGGAATAGGAAGGTCTGGTTTGACCTTCTTAGTCATACGCAAGAAGTCTTTGCGGGTATCGGGGTTTTCCGCAAGAGTTTGAGCAAGTGCTGCTAACTCATCACGGGCTTCTAAGGAAAGATTTTCTAGTGACATAAAGTTACCCTCTTTATACGATTAAATAACACGCTTGCCGTCTGCTGGTTTTTGGACAGCCATACCCGACTTGCTGATTTTGTTCGGGCCACTCAAGCCACCGAACTGTGAAAAACGTGGAGTGTTGGTGACAACGCCATTTTGTTGGTTATTGTCTGTAGGTTTGCGAGGTGCTGCTGCGCCTCTAGGCTTAAAGAGTTCCATTTTGATTCCTTACATTGGGGGAGGGGGAGGCATACCACCAGCGGTAGGCATACCAGGGATAGGTGCTTGAGCCATTGCTTTGCCTTCAGGGGTAGCACCACCCGCCTGTGGCAAGGTTTGCAGTAACTGAAGAATTTCAGATTGCTGTAACTCGTCAGTTTTGCCTTTTTTCTGACCAATCAAGCCACTGAGTGCACGAATGGCATTGAGGGTTTTCTTGCCCTCTTCGGAAACTGAGCCAAATGCGGGTAGGGACTGTTCAAGCAAGTCGATAGCCATGCTTATGTTGATAAGTGCGGCTTCTCTGTTTCCCATCTTGGGTTCTGGAGTAGACATGGGGGAGGCCATTGGAGGCGGCTCAATTTCACCCATGTCTTCTGGCATTTGCGATTCATTAGGGGTGGGTGCGCCCGCAGCCGCTTGGCTACCACGCATTAACTCCATCAACTTATCTGGTGGAACACTCATAATCACTCCTTGCCGTGTTTGTAACCACTTACAAACATCTTGTCAATAGGTAGAGGGCATTTTTTGTCAGCCCTCTGTAGACATTACTTGCGGTCTTTACGGGCTTTGCGTCCCATACGAGCCATTTTTGCTTTTCCGTACATCACAATAATTTCCTTTTACAAGGCCACCTACAAAGGGGAGGCAGCCATACCCTTCCTCACGGAATCCTAGATTAACGGCGGCACTTACGACCGCTTTTTGCTTTCATGTTCATCGCATTCCTCCAGTTTGTTTACGGTTGAAGTCACGTTGGCTTCTTCCGTATGAGGTTTTATACCCAGTTTGACGCAAAGTCAAGTTAGGTGCAGACTCATTGCGTTTCAAAGAAGCTGTGTCAACCCGTGGTTGGTCAGCCGTAGGTTGTGTCATGCCAGTGTTGTTTATAGCCATCATCCCACCTTTTTCAAGTCTGGTTTACCTTCTGCCTTTGGAGGTTGCATTTGTTGTGCTTGTTGCTCCATCGCCTGTTGAGCAGCTTGTTTCTCTTCTGCTTTTCTTAATCTTTCCAACAACAATTGTTTCATTGGCGGTTCAATCATGTCAAGCAAGGACTCTTTGTCAATCACGCCAGCTTGGAACAACTCAAACGCCATCTTGCGACTGTCTTCCATGAAGATAGGTGAATTAGAGTGAGCATCCACTTTTACTACAAAATCTTTGGTGAACTGGTCTGCAATAAATTTCAGTCCACGTGTGTCTGTGTAGTGGGTGTTGTCATAGACCTGCATTAACTTGAGATACAGGGTTGCCATTTTCTCTAAGCTGTCTTCAATGATAAGGGCACGTTTCTTGGCTCGGCTTGAACCTAGTCGAGCAAGTTGTGAGGCATGTCCTGAAGAGCGAACACCTGCTTCGCCACGGCCTTGCAATACAGAAACAATGCCAGATGCCTCTTCAAACATCAGGTCAACTTCACCAATTTCTCTGAACAAGTCAGGTGGGATAGTGGGTGCTAACTTCTCTACTTTTGCGCTTGGCATATCGGTTGACAGCAAGCCACCTGCTCTGTTTAGCGCAAAGTTCTTCTCATCAAGAATACCTGTAAAGCCAATCAAGGCGGTAGGTGGACTGACCTGTTTGGCAAGCAAGTCTAAGATTTCGGTCATACGCTTGTTGCGTAGTTGCTGGAGATAAATTAGACGCTGTACTTCGGACGCACCCCAGTAGTAATCGTAGAGCGGGTTGGGGCAGATTTGGACAAAAGGCAACTCGCCTTTCAAGAACATTGACTCGCCTGTGCGGTCATAGATGATGACATCAGGGTCTGCTTTTGTCACGACTTGATAGTCTTTTGTCTCATCATTCCATACCCACAACTCGACCATTTCAATGGTGTCTTCAGAGACTTGTGCTTTGTAGGTTGGGTTACCTGACAAGTCAAGATTGATGTTGCCGTACATCGTGGGGTTAGATTGGGACAAGATGATGCGCTGAATGCCGTTGGCAATTTCGGTGCGCTCATGTTGCGTGGACATCACCCGTTTGACAATAGAGTCTCTTTGCGGGTGGCTGTAGAGTCTGTCGTACAACTCAGACTTGGTGATGTAGTAGGTTTGAACAATGGCTTCTTGTCTGTCTGTGTAGGGGCTGTCTTCACGCAAGACACCTATACAAGCGGGTTCTACCATGTAGGGGTGGATGCCGTTGTTGACAACGAGTTTGACAAAGGTTGTGTTGTAGCAAAGTGACCACGTGACTGCGGTTGAGAACACCTGGTCGGCATTGCTGTTGAGCCATTCGTCATTGAGTGCTTTGCTCAAGGTCGGTACTTTGATTTGCTCATCCTCAGAAACAGATGCGCCTGTGTGGATAGAGAACTTGGTAGTTTCTGCGGAGTACAGGAACGAGGTAAGTTGGTCTATGTGCGGGTAGATTTTGTTGTAGATGGCGGGAACGTCATCAGGTGCATTGCCGAACAGGTAGTAAGAGCGCAAAGAAGAGTAGTCAACCTTGCGCTGCTCTCGACTGACAAGGCATTTCTCTATGAGGTCTAAATAAAAATTTTCTCTAGCTACGGGTTCTTTAGGGATTCTCATTTTCTCACCTGTAAGTTTTCGTGGTCATTCATTACCACACTCGCACGGGGGCCTTGCAAGTTACCCGCTGCTTTGGGGTTAATTCCCACGGATTCTCCGTTAACAGACTTAAATTGTCCACCCATGACTGATTTCATGTTGATGTTTCCGCCACCACCCCAGATAACGGAGTCACCAGGGCGGGTTTGCTTCTGTTTTTGCTCATTTTGGGCTTGCATAGCGTCTGTAGCCTCGGCAAACTGCTTGTCTGTGAGCTTATTCTTGCGTTTCATGTAGCCAGATTGGTGTTCACCAGCTTTTGTGGACTTGATATCCGTCATATCGTATTCAATGGCAAGTTGCTTCAGATTATTGTCAGTTGCAGAGGTTTTTGCCGACCTTGTGCCCACAGGCTTCAAGTGAACAACAGATAACTCTCCTTTGCAGTTCTTCATGGGGCATGTAGCCTCCCATGCCTCAAAGATTCCGTGGTTTGTGCAGTAATAGTCTCTCAAAATACCCATTTTTACCCCCTAAGTGCTTCGTCAAGTGAAATTTCGCTGTAATCGTGCCTGTTTGCCATCCCAACTTTGATTTTTATGCCGTCTGAGGTCACTTGCAGACCCATTTTTGGCTTAAAAACGGGTTGAGATGTCTTTCTGTAGTCCACGTAACGGGTGTTATCTATGCGTTTCATCACCTTTACGTTACCTGCTTTCCACTGTTGGTAGGCTTTACTGACCCGCTTTTGGACGTTTTCCGTCAGTGGTTCTTCGTTATAGATGAATACATCATGGAAATGACCATGACTTATCCCTGCAAGTTCAGCAAAAAGGGCGATAGAGATGCCTCTATCCTTGTCTGCATAGAAGCGTTGCATGTGTTTTGTGAGTTCACGCTTGGATAACGGGGGCATATTGGTACTCCACTGTGTAGCCTTGTTCTTGTAACCACAACATAAATGCCACTTCACCGTGCGCTTTTGTCGGGTCAGACGGAACAACGATGTGGTTATCTGTTTTTAGCTTCCTAGACTGGGCATGGTGGCCTAGCAAACTTGAGAAATCAAACCCATCTTCGTGAAAATCGTTACCGACATACTCCATGCTGAAGTGTTTGGCAATGTCGATAGGGCAATACTTGTAGCCGTAGCTCTCTAGTACAGGCTTTAGGATGACAGACAGCTGTGCATCTTCGTTCCACCCGTGTATCTCATTGCTGTTCAAGTGCACGATGCCATGCTTGTTACAGGCTTCTAGAAATCTTTTACTTCTCAGAGAGAAGCCACCGTTTTGTACAACGCTTACAGGCTCTGTTGCTTGTGTCCACTGAAAGTTTAAGTACAGAGTACCGTTGCCAAAAGCGCAGTGTGATGGTGCGCCTATGTAATCGTAGTCATAGTATTCAGGCTTGAAGTTCTTGCCGTTAAGAACCCACCCATCGTCTTGGACGATAAGGCAGTAGTCTGTCTCTATGTAGGCATAGAGGCTGTGCATCATAAACAGGGAATACCCTAAGTAGTCTATGACATGGCAGCGTTTCCAGACCACATTGCTTGGCAAGTTGGGCGGCTCTTCTATAGAAATGAGCAAGCCCTGTGAGCCTGGCAACTCCCGCATACTTCTGACGATTGAGGGTATGGCAGACGCTCCATTGTTGTGCCCATAGACAGAGACAATTGTTAATTGGTTATGCACCGTACATTCCTATTCTTTTGAGGTAGTCGCTAACATTTCTGCCTACAGCGATTTGTTCAGGGGAAAAAGACTCTTGTGCTGCGCTCACGTTGCGGGAGAGCTTGTGTGCTATCAATCTAGGCTGAATCTGCTCTGCGTAGGCAACGGCAGCGAGGGCAGAGGCAATCACACGGTCATCTTTACCACGACCAGGTGCGCCTAAGAAGCCACCTTCTCGCACGATACCTTTCATTTCCTCTAGGGTATCCATGCTGAGTATGCCCATCATGCCCCGCTCAAAATAGTCTTTCATGTACTGCAACATGCGTTCTTTGCTGTTGGCAGTGGTGAGGTAGCCAATACTGTTGGAGAGGCCACCAAGGGTGTCATTACGCCTCCAGATGTAGTTTGTCATGCTACCCAACACATCCATCAAGTCACGTCCTGTAGCCCCGCCCATAGAGGTTGCCAAGCGTTTCAAGTTCCTGAGTTCGTTGATGACGGCCTGACCTGGGCCATTCACCTCCAAGTTCAGGGTAGAGTTCTTGTATGCACCTGCAAGGTGCGCTATCACCCACGCAAACTGGTAAGTGTTGAGTTCAGAGGTTGCAAACTCTGCTACTTGGTCTAGGCCATCTGCATAGCAGCGGTAGACCTGAATACAGAACCTGTCTGCCCAGTCAGAACTGCCGTAGGCAGGGTCTGCACCTATGACATAGTAGGCAGAGTCTATAGGTTCTTCCCACACCTTGAGAGTTCCCAGACGCTCTGTTGACTTCAGCACCTCAGTGTCTTGGAAGAGTTGACCAAACGAATACCTGTAGTAGTCGCACTCTGTGGTCTTGCTCTTCTTAGCAGCTTCTGTACAGCGGGTATGCGAGAAGAAGGATGTGCCCGTCATCACAAAGGCATAGTCCTCAGTGGGTGGAAACTCTTGGTACATAAGAGCATCATCTTTGATGCCCTCTGCCATCTTCCAACGCCACCATGCCATTTGTCTGCTGTTAATCTCAAAGCCGTAGAGCTTCTTAATGTCTTTGTGCCATTCTTTCTCTTCGCCTGTCAGCTTGCCATCCCAGTACACCTTGTAGATGTTGGAGTCGGCAGGGACTTGGTAATACTCATTCCTCCACCAGCCGCAGAAGATGGCACGTTGAGTCTTAGCTCGCTTGGCAGTCTTGTACATGTCGTGAAACATGTTGAAGCCTTGAGCCGTACTTTCAAACATGTACAGCCTCTCTGCATTCTTTTCAGCAAGAGAAGCTATCAACGAGGCTAGACCTTCTTCATTTCCCCATGAGGCTGTCTCTGTACCGTGCAGATAAGTGATAGCTTTACCCTGCCCCAGACGAGACTTATTTCCTGCAATTTGATAGAACAGTCTTGACCTGTTCTTGAGAACCATCTGGTTTCTGTTGTGGGCAACCAGCGGAATCTTGTACTCTTTTGGCAGACCTTCAATGTACATAGCCAGAGTGCTTCTGAACATGTCTCTGTTTTCTTCTGTATCAGCAACCAGAGTTCCTTGCCACCCTGGATGGGTAAACTGCCAATATAGGTCAAGTGCCAAGGAAATAGTCGTGATACCCAACTGCCTACCTTTGAGGATGACAAAGAAGTGGATGTCATTGTCTAAGCCCTTTTGTATCTCTTCCATCACATAGGTCTGAGTCCCCAGAAGGTTACCCATCTTCTTCAAACCCTCTTCCTTAGTCTCAATCTTGAGTTCAGAACAGAACTTGTAAAACTTCTTCAGGTCAAAGTTCATCTTCTTCGTTTTCTATAGATTCGTTGATGAGTTGTTGCTTGACCAATTCCAACACGCCAATGACTGTTGACATATACAGTGTTTCGTCATACTTGTGGATGGTATGAAGTAAGTCATCAACCAAACCATCAGCTAACTTGCCTTGGGACAGAATCATTTATAACTCCTCATCTTTCCATTCAAGGATGTCACACGCTGCACGTTTATTCTTCGCACAGTTGATAAGCGTCTTCACATGGTCTGCACAATACTTACTCTTCCACTCTGCCACCAACGCCAGCTTCTGCTTCTTGTTAGTGCAACACATGGCTTTCCAAATGTCCTCTTTCAGCTGAATACGACTCTCCCGCAATGCCATCCTCGTAGCCAACTCTATAGCCATATTCCACAGCCCTCTCAATACTTATCGCCATCATCATCATCATCTGCTCTGTACGGGCGAGCTTAGTCATCAGGTCTGCATACGCACCCCGCAACTCATCCTCATCCATCCAGAATGTCTCATTCATGCCGTTCTCCACACCCTCACTTGGTCACCCTCGGTCTTGGCAGTAAACACCCTACCCAACCGCTTACCAGCCCTGTAGTTGGCATTCAACACCTTTGCCCTAGCATCCAGCGGTACACAGAAGCTATCCCCCACATCCATATCCTCGTAAGGATAGGCATACACAACCCTCATCTTGGGTGCAGGTACACCTACTTCAACCTCTATCGCAGTAATCATCATCTCTTCCCCTCTACCAATAACTCCATAGTATAGACAAAAAAAGGGTTAGTCAAGAAGTAACCCCTGACCAACCCTGAAGGCAACCGCTAGAGCATTCGGGAACTAGCAGCAACTGCAATATACACCAACACGAATGAGGACTGTTTGTGGGAACTACCGTCTAGACAGTAGCCAATCCCCATACGTGAAACCACAGTCTACCAAAAACACTATTTTTGGAAAAACAGAATTTTTCTATGGGGGGCGAGAAGTGGGGTGCACGCCTTTTCAGACCCTCAAACCCAAAAGCAAGGGCGCTAAAGCTGTGGCGAGCTAACGCAAAGCACAGGCAAGACCCTACCCAAAATCTAAAGCAATGACTAGGGAGAGGGGAGGGAAAGACTAGCGCAAGGGAGGGCGGGATGTGATAACCCCATTGTGGCCCTTGTAGTTGACCAGGCTAAAGGATAGATAACCTATTAGATAAACACACCTAGAATATATCTAGTATACATCTTAGTCTAACCTTAGTCTATTACAGGTGTCTTAACTAAGTTATTAACAGGTCTGTGCATAACCAGGTCTTATCCACACTATCCACAGGGTGCACTGTTATGGTGATTATGTGCACTGTTGTGGTGTTGTGCAGTGCAGTATTGTGCTATTGTGGTGCATAGCTATTTTAGAGAATGCGGCAAAATAAGGGGCTAGCATATTGGCATGATACATGCATGTATAAAGTGTGGTTAGACTAAAAGCATGTTGCAGATAGTAGTTATCCACAGCAATAAACAAGGGGCATAGTATGCAAGTAACAGCAGTTTATCAAGGCAGCGAGATAGGGTACGGTGAAGGCCAGCACTACATCTACGCTATAGAGGAATGCATAGACAGCATAGACTCTATGTATATAGAGAATGCTTTGCAAGATATAGAGTTATATTTTGTAGGGAATACTGAGGGAGCTACACTGCCTAAGATAGCTAACCTCACTGACTACTACTATAAAGAGAGAGAGTATTTCTAAAGTCTAGCGTATGGCCTAGCGTGCTAGGTCATGCGATATGCTTTGCATGTCAATCAATCAATCAATCAAAGGATAGTATCCATGCGAACAATACCAATTCACGTTATGAATAAGTCACAGGCTAGCGTTATAGCTGGCAGTGTGACTAGCACATCTAAAATGCCATGTAAGAGTTATTCACTGCCTACAGTGGCATGCATCACAGGCTACAAAATGAGCAAAATAGCTGGCAGCATATGTAGCACATGCTATGCGAATAAGGGTAATTATGTGCAATATGCGAACAATATTGAACCAGCACAGCATGCCAGGCTAGATAGCCTAAACGATAGCCTGTGGGTATCTGCTATGGTGGCGCATATTGGCAGTGACAGCTATTTTAGGTGGCATGATAGCGGTGATTTACAGGGTTTATGGCATTTAGAGAAAATAGCACAGGTAGCTATTGAGACACCTAACTGTAGACATTGGCTGCCTACAAGGGAATACGCTATGGTCAAAGCATACATAGCTAAACACGGTGCACTGCCTAAAAACCTGATTGTCAGATTATCTGCCATGTACGTAGATAAACAGGTAACGATACCAGCTAGCCTACAGGGTATAGCTAACGTGGCAGTTAGTAACGTGCACACAGTGACAGCTATAGGCCACGAATGCAATTCACCGAAACAGGGTGGCAAGTGTTTAGACTGTCGTGCATGCTGGGGTACTAAACCTGTTAGCTATAAGATTCACTAAAAAGGGGGCACAGCATGAAAATTGTATTTAATCGTTTACTCGGTGCATGGTACATAGTACGTGGTGCACATCATACCCCTATAGGGGGTAGATTTGAATCTAAACAGGCAGCACAGGCATGGCTAGCTAGGGATAGATAGCAGCTAGCCTATAGCCTAGCATGCTGGGCTATGGGATATCTACTAGTAGGTATCAATCAATCAACACACATGGAGCATAGTATGCAAAAACGAATGATAGCTAAATTTAACGGGATAGATTCACGTACAGGTTACCCCATACGCAAAGGGGACGAAATAATCTATGACACAGTCACCCGTAAAGCATGGATAACGGACGAAGACGAAGACACACCACGCCTGACGTTTCAATCACCAGATAGGTATATATCTGACGTTTATAACGTTGGTGGACGTGAATATTATCGAAATAAGCAGGGATTGTGCGTAGATGCCCCTTGCTGCGGCTGCTGTACTGTTTAAAGGAGATAGCCCCATGACATTAACAAAAATGTACCGTGCACACCGTGACCGCCACATTGCATATGGTTGGCGTCCTTTGTCTTTTCGCCATTGGTTAGATAAATGGGGTAGACACGTTAAAAACCCACAATCATTTAATCCTTATAGGTAGCCCCATGACTACATTAAAAGCCCTAGAGACAAGCCTGTACTGGATGCAGGTCGTTTACAAGCAAAGTACAGACCCCACACAACGTGCACGGGTGAAAGCCCGTATAGCCAAGCTTGAAGCCCAAATAGCAGATTTTGAAGCCCCTCATAGCCCCAATTGCCCCGCAGTTGATGGCTTTGGATGCCGTTGTAACGAATTGGAAAAGGTAGCCCCATGACTGAGCAAAATATTATTGATTTTCTGTGGGATGTGCTGGGTGACTATCGTCACCAAGTTATTCCCGAAGGTATAGCCCCAAATGACGAAAAGTGGAACGACATTTGTACCGTCATGGCATGGCTAGAAGAAGACTACAAAGCCCCAACACATTTCGATTAAAGGATAAGCCCCATGAAAAAATACAAAGTATTAGCCTCTTATCGAACATACGTTTACGCCCTTGTCGAGGCCGAAGATGAAGACCAAGCCTATGACATAGCCCGTGACATGGACGGTGGAGATTTTGAGAGGGCTAAAGGTGATGACCTCTCAGACTGGTCAATAGATGACGTTGAAGAGGTAGCCCCATGATAAAAGCCCCAAGCCCCCACAATGACACTACACGTATGTACCCACGCACCCTGTCGGAGGCATTCCCTGCTGCCCCCACATGGCAAAGTGAAGCCCCTTTGCATGACAAAGTGCTGTATGCAGTAGGGTTATTCACATTGGGGTTCTTGACAGCCCTTGTGACTTGTTGCTAATATCTGCCCCGTTGTCGTAGAAAACAACTATGTCTAAGCCTCTTACACATGCTCTCGCCCTTGGTCTTCACCTATGGGTTTCTACCGAGGGCAGTTGTAAGGGGCTTTTTTATTGCCCCATCTACGTCAGCCGTACCCCACACGATAGCAAGCATTTACATGGATGGCGTGGGAGAAAACATAGGGCAACGCATCACCCCGTTGAACCCTCGCAGACTGTGTGCGTGGTACTGCATAAGACAGGGGGACATGGTGAGACAAGACCCCTATCGAATGAAACGCATCCTCAAAGGGAAGCTGGTGCACTCTGTGCATGGGCTTGGGGGAGATGCTTCTCACCCTTGGGGAAACTATTGTCAAAAGGAAAGTAACCATGAACAAACAAGAAGCAAATCAACTCTTAAACCAAGTCAGAGAAGGTGTACTACACCCCCCCTCTATCATCATCAAAGCCCTAACCATCACAGGAGACATACATGCTAAATGCCCTAACTTGGATAGCACTGCTGACAGCAGGTGCAGTAGTAGTGATAGCCCCCATGTGCCTGATGTTGCTGTACAAAATTAAGAAGGAGAACCCCCAATGACACAAGATGAAATCATTGCGATGGCAAGACAGGCTGGTTTTTTAGAACATAAAAATCAGTTTTATACAAACCATGAGTATGGTGATTGCAAACTTGAGCTTGAAGCCTTTGTCAAACTGGTAGAAGACAAAGCGTTTCAGGACGGCTATGAAAAAGGCATAGCCGCGTTTAATGAAGCAGTTGAACTTGAGCGTGAAGCCTGTGCAAAAGCGTGTGAAAACATGACGCTTGAATGGAAAAACCAACCACACATTGCTAAGGTAGAACTGTCAACCATGATGGATTGCGCTCTTGCCATCAGAGCCAGAGGTGAAGCATGATTAAAGTATTGAAACAGGCGCTTGAGGCGTTGGAAAGCTGCACACCACAAGACACATCAACAGGCCATGTAATTCACGCTTGGCATGATGAAGAGTTGGTTAACAAATCCATCACATCCCTACGCCAAGCCATTGCAAAGTTGGAAAGCCAAGAGCCTTTTGCGTATGTAAATGTTGAAATGCGTAGGCTTGAATTTGCACAGCCAATCAAATGGTATACGCCTACTGTTGTGAATCTAGACCGAATTCCATTGTTTACCAAAGAAGCTTTGGAACAAGATCAAAACATCTGGTCTGATGATGGGTCTGTCAAGATAATCTATGAGGAATAACACATGATTGAAGTATTGAAACAGGCGCTTACGGATGCAAAACGCAATGAGAGGCATAACAATGTTGCTGAGACACGCTATTGGTTAAACCAATACAAACTGATTGCAGAGCAAGCCATTGCACAGCACCCACCACAGCGCACATGGGTAGGGCTGACCAATGAAGAAATTGAAGAAATTAAGTTGAAGGCTTGTGGTAATGTGTTTAGCGCAATCATGTTTACAAATGACAGGCTTGAGGAGAAGAACACATGAGATACAGGTTATCCGAGTTACCTGTTTCAAAACTCGGAACAATTGGAGTTAAAACCCATGAAAAACGAAATCGAAACTGCAATCAAGTTGCTGGCTGAAAAAATAGACAAGTCTGTAAAAAGTGAAGACGCATTGCGTTTTACTCAAGCGGCCTTAAATCTTGCCCATGTTCTTGCAACATTAAACAACATGAAAAACTAAAAACAATGCCCCTTCGGGGGCGTTAAGGAGAAGAACACATGATTGACCGACTTATCCTCGGTGTCGTGCTGTCTGTTGTTGGGTGTAATGGCTTCTTACCTGATAAGCCACCTACACCATTGACGCTGAAAGAAAAAGCAAAGATGCAATCAGTTGGTAAGGTGTGCGTGAAGAAAAACAAACAAACACCAACAGTAAAACAACTATGTAAACGATGGGAGGTGCAAAAATCAAAATAAACACTTGACATCATCTAATTAACTGTGCTTATAATCTAATCCCAATTAACTGAAAGGTTCGTGACCATGAAACTGTGTATTCACTGCAAGCACTGCTTGCCATCAGAGGTTTTACCCAAAGACCCTGAGTATTCTAGATGTGGGTTTGAACGCCCTATAAGCCTCGTTACAGGCCGTCTACGCTCTATCCCCGAACTACCCTACTGCTCTAGCGATAGAAGCCGTTCTGGACGCTGTAAGCTAGATGCTGTCAACTGGGAAGCTGCTGACCATGTGATGACTCCAGAAGAGGAAGAACTCATGCTCAAGGAGGCCAAGTATGTCTGACTTCACACCAGAAACCCGTAACTCTGCCATTTGGTCAGGTGACTCCCGCAAGGTAGCCAACGGCAAAGCCAATGAAGTCATCCTGACAAAGCAAGGCAAGATGGAAATAGAAGACATTTCCCATGTTGAAGCAGTTCAGATGGGTCATGTGATGGAGCCTGTCATTGGCAGACTCGCACAGGCCAAGCTAGGCGTAGAGTTAATCAAAATAGAGGATAGTCTCACCCATGCCAAACACCCTTGGTTTAAGTCTCATTTTGACTTTGCTGGCAAACAAGGCGGTAAGACATTTCTCGTTGAAGCTAAGAACTACAACGCAGCAACTCGCAATAAGTTCGATATTGCGGGGGTCTGTCCTCCACCAGACATGGCTCAACTGGTACATGAAGCTGCTGTATTCGGTGTCGATATGGTTTATCTCGCCGTTCTATTCGGTGGTCAGGAATTCGTCCTCATTCCCTTCACCATCACAGATGAACAGAAGGAAGACCTTATCAAGCAAATGGCAGTCATATGGGGACATGTCCAAGCTCAGACTACCCTACCAGCAGAAGACTTGGAACAAGTCAAACTTCTCTATCCTGTTTCAACAGAGTCGGTCAAGACAGCTTCAGCATCAGTCGAGCAAGCCTGTCTAGCACTTGCTCAAATCAAGGCCAACATCAAGGCTTTAGAAGCACAGGAAGAGCAGTACGACACCCTTGTCAGAGGCTACATGGCAGACAGGGACACGCTGACCACCATAGACGGCAAAGTTCTAGCCACGTGGAAGTCAGCCAAGTCAAGCATCAAGTTCGATGCCAAGCTCTTCCAAGAGTCCATGCCAGACATCTACAAGCAGTACATGCGTGAGATGCCTGGCTCCCGTAGATTCCTTTTAAAGTGAGGTTCACAATGTTTTTTAGAAACAAAGACTTAGAGAGAAGAGTTGCTGATTTAGAGCAAAGTCTTTTCAGAACGCAAATGGATTTAGAAACCACCGAAATCCGTTTAAATGGACTTTTGAAAGCCTATCCGCACGGCACTACCCGCACAGGTGCGCCACGCAAGAAGCCAGGCAGAAAGCCGATGGTGAAAGCATGAGAAAAAAAATGACACCAGAACAAGCGATAGATGCTTTTCAACGTTATCAAGATGGAGAGAAACTCAAAGATTTGGCGGCAGAGTATGGACTCTCTCAATCACGTTTAGGGCAAATGAGAGACAAGTTTAAGCGGGTCATAAAGGCTCGTATTGCTTATATGGTTGCGTTGGCCTTGAATTGCGGAAGTAACATGGAAGACATTACTAAAGCTATTGAATGGGGTTTACATATCTACCAAAGAGAAAAGAAAGAAGAATTTGTAAAGTTTTCAGAAGAATACAACAAGTCTTTGGAGTTTGACAATTTATGAAAGCCTATCCCTACATGCACAAGCATCCAACCTCTGGACAAACAACAGAGAGCGAGGGGATGGATTTACTAGACTGGTTCGCTGGTCTTGCCATGCAAATCTTTATTGCTAGACAGCGCACCTCGCTTGCAGATGATGCAAAAGACTCTTACGAGCTAGCACACTTAATGATGAAACAAAGAAAGGAAGTTCCCAATGAGTAATATCGTAGCTTTTAGTGACATGCAGCAGATGGCAGAGGTTGCCGCTGGCAGCAAGATGTTCGGGTTCAAGAACACACAGGAAGCAATGGCAATCATGCTCTTGTGCCAAGCCGAGAACCTACACCCCGCAGTAGCCATGCGTGATTTTCACGTCATCCAAGGCCGTCCCGCTCTTAAAGCAGACGCAATGCTTGCCAGATTTCAACAAGCTGGCGGTTCAGTTAACTGGAAGGAATATACAGATGAGCAAGTCACAGGCGTGTTTTCGCATCCTTCGGGGGGAACTCTTGAGCTTACGTGGACATTGGCTCAAGCCAAGAAAATTGGGATTGCCACGAAGGATAACTGGAAGAACTATCCAAGAGCAATGCTTAGGGCGAGAGTCATTAGCGAAGGCATTCGTTCCGTCTTTCCAGGCTGTGTTGTCGGAGTCTATACACCTGAGGAAGTGCAGGATTTTGAACCTCCCAAAGAAAAGTTCATGGGTAATGTTGAACGGGTTAAAGACATACAAGAAGTTGAGATTGTCGAACTGGTTGAGGACGGAGCGTTTGCGTTATATGTCCCGAACTCTGACCAACCCTACAAACGCTACGCAAGCGTAGAGGATTGGATAGATGGATATGCACAAATGGTCGGACGCATCACCGCAAGCCCAAAATACTCTTTGGAGGAAAAGGCAGAAAAGCTCACATCTCTTGCCGAGTGCAACAAGGTTGTTACAGAAAACTTCTCAACAATGGATAAGGTCAAGCTCAAAGGAGCAATTGTTGAATCAGGAGGAACAGTCTCCCCAAAGCTCGACAAGTCCCAACCACTTCCCGATATGGGACTCAACGAGCAAACGTTTTGATGTGTCTGCAAAGCGGCAAAAGTCTGACACCACTGGAGGCATTAAATGAATTCGGTTGTTTCAGGCTTGCAGCACATATCGAAAGTCTTCGTAAAGACGGACACAGAATCTTTACGCACATGGTTAATGAAAATGGCAAGAAGTACGCCAGATACACACTCAACTGAAAGGAAATACATGTCAACAGGAAATGCACACAAAGAGATGCCTGGTTCAGGTGTCATGTACTGGGAAGAAGAAGAGATGCGTAAGTCTCCTAAAGGGCCAGACTTCAAAGGTTTTCTAGTTCTGGATATGGACTACAAAGCTGGCGAGAAGCTCAAGATTGCAGCATGGCAAAAGCCAACCAGCCGAGGACACAGCTTGCTTGCTTTGAAAGAAGACAATTGGAGCAAGAAAAAGCGTGAGGAAGAGCGAGGTGATAAAGAGGTTGTGCCATCGTACAACCGCAGACCCGCTCGTAATGATGATGAAGATGTACCTTTTTAATCACAGGAGAGAAAAATGAAAATTTTTTTAATCGCGGCTTGGCTTTCTGTTTCTAGTTCTATGGTTTGGGCCGCATGTTCAACACATACCTACTCACAAAATGGTCGGTATGTGACTTGCACCACCTGCTGTTACGGCAATAACTGCACAACAAACTGCTATTGATGGCAACGAAAGTCTCTCCCACACAGCGTAGCTTGGCTCACCTTCGTGAGTTGGGCTACCACGTTGAAATAGTTGAGAAGTGGAACAGCTTCACCAAACAACGAAAAGACCTGTGGGGATGGGCAGACCTTCTTGCTATCAGGAAGGGTGAGGTTCTGGCAGTGCAGGTTACCGCCTCTGCTGTCAGTGACCGCATAAAAAAGATTATGGCCTCTGACACTCTTGCTCTTGTCAGGGATGCTGGAATCAGGATTGAAGTTCATGGCTGGCGCAAGTCAGCAAAGACCAACAAATATGTTTTAAGAATTGAGGATATATCGTGAGTGAAGTTCAACAAGCACAACAAATTCAAATGAGTGAAGACAGCATGAAGAAAGCTGGCAACTCTATCAACTACGCAGTCAACCTGGTCAACATGTCTTTGCAACAACTGTGGAACATTGCCTACCAAGCTGGCTTTGAAGACGCACAAGCAATTATGAAGACAGACAGAGGTCAACAACAATGAGCAAGGCACACATCTTTGTGGCAACCCCTATGTATGGCGGCATGACCACAGGCTACTACTGTCAGTCACTGGTGAACATGACCACCGTTATGCGGGGAAACGATATAGACATGAGCTTTAGCTGCATGTTTAACGAGTCCCTCATTCAGCGGGGCAGAAACGCTCTTGCACATGGCTTTCTTAACAAGAAGGAAGCTACCCACCTGATGTTTATTGACGCAGATATTAAGTGGAATCCAGCCGACATCGTGCCTATGATTGAGGCTGACAAAGACATCATCTGTGGTATTTACCCTAAGAAGGAAATAAATTGGCATGGGGTAGAGCAAGCCGTCAAAGAGGGTGTTCCTGTTGACCAACTGAAAACCCGCACAGGTAGCCTTGTGGTTAACCTTGTGGACTATCAGGGGACAGTCACAGTACCAGCACATGAGCCTGTGGAAATCTGGAATGGCGGCACAGGCTTCATGCTTATAAAGCGTAGTTGTTTAGAAGACCTTGCTACCAAGATGCCTAGTTATATCAATGATGTAACTTTCCTGTCAGGTGAAATCAAGCAAGACAAGATTGTTGAATTCTTTGCTTGTGCGATTGAGGAGGGTGTGGGCAGATTGTTGTCAGAGGACTACTATTTCTGTCAGGAAGCCCGTAGGCATGGGTACAAGATTTACGCTGCACCGTGGGTGGTTCTAGGGCATTTTGGTAGCTATCTGTTTGAAGGTGGACTGCTGCCAGCACCATGAACATTTCTCTTGACCTTGGGTGCGGAGAAACCATCCGCAACCCCTACCAAGCAAACAAGGTGATAGGGCTTGATATTCAGGACGCTGACCTGGCTATTGAGCCTATCCCTCACCCTGATGACCATTTTGACTTTGTAACGGCATACGACTTTCTGGAACACATTCCCAGACTGTTGTATGTTCCGCAGCGCAGATACCCGTTTGTAGAGCTTATGTCAGAGGTTTGGCGGGTGATGAAGGTGGGCGGAAAGTTCTTATCTTCTACACCAGCGTTTCCACATGCGCCAGCATTCCAAGACCCGACTCATGTCAACATCATCACACCTCTGACTTTTGCAGAGTATTTTGATGATGAGAAGACTTGGGCAAAGATGTACGGGTTTAAGGGCAAGTTCCATATTTTGAACATGCGCTACCACGGCCCTCACCTGATAGCAGAACTAGAGAAGGTCAGCGTTTAGCAGTCCGTGCCGACTTGATAAATGCCGCTTTGGTAGGGTAACCAGCTTGACCCTTGCGTTTGGGCGGCAGTCCCGCTGCTCTGCGTTGATTGATGTTGAAGTACAAGCCACGTTGGGCTTTAGGTGTGTATGCCATTATCTGCAACCCCATCTCTTTCTTGCTGCTTTACCACGGTCGCCCGTCCAGCCACTGCTTCTAGCGCAGAACGACTTGTGGCGAGGATTAGAAGTATCTTTGGTAGGAGCTTTCAGGTTGCTACCTGTCGCCCTGTTTGCCTTTGCTCTACCCTTGGCAGTCAACCCACCACCCGCCTTGACAGAGAGCTTCTCTCCTCTGCCGACAGATAGGTTAGGGAACTTCTTTTTCATCCTACATTCCTCTCAAAATGGGGACAATCAACCAAGTTAGAAAAGTTGCCACCCCATCTGTTTTTGGGGTGCAAGGACTCCCAGTACACACCCAAAGGCGCAATGATTTCCTTGCTCCAAATTATCTTCCCATCTTTGAAGAAATTCAAGTCTATAGCGCAACGCTTTAAGTGAATGCTCTTCATGGTCTTAGAGCGTCCAGTCTTAACGTATATGGCTTGCTGTTCAGGTGTGCGGGACAGTTCCCCACCTGTAACCATAAAACCTTGTTCAGTAGCGTACTGGATGAGTTTGCAAGCATCCAATAGGAAAGCGGCTTGTTCTTTACTGAGGCTCATTTTTTCCTCATATCTGCAAGTTTTTCAATTGTGCGCCCACCAAAGTAAGCACCCATGATAAGCATACCCCACTGCCCAAGCAATTGAACGTAGGATTCATTTGCGTTATGTCCAAAGGCAGACATCATGGCAAACAGGAAATAGCCCATAAAGATGGCTATCAAGCTCATAGGGCGTATGTTTTTGGACAGCCAAGAGTCACTAGACATATCTGCTTGCCAGCGGTCTGTCACGTTTTCAGCATCACTCTGAGCAGCCTTGGCATACATTTCCATCTCAGCCAACTCCATCTTGGCCTTCTCTATGCCAAGCTCCAACAACCGTTCTTCATGGTCGTATTGAAGCTCTCG